ATCGCACTGACGATCACTGGTACACCGTACACGCTTCCGAAGGTTTCTACCTCCGGAGACGAGTCGATCTACCAGACGTCAGATGGGCTGATTGTCGTTCGCGCCTCCCACGAAAGTGGAAAGCGTAAGCGCCATCTGCTCAGGATCGACCATTCGAAAATCTCGGCAGATCCGTTTGTTCCGTCGGAGAACGTCAAAGTCGGCATGAGTAATTATGTCGTCTTCGACATGCCTCCGGCTGGATACACGGCTGCCGAGGCGTTGGCCGTTTACACAGGTTTTAAGACCTGGTTCACGGCAACGTCCGATGCGGTCATCTCCAAGTTGCTTGGCGGTGAATCGTAGAGGTCTTGGTGTACATTTCACGGTTGAGAGGTTTAGCAACGGTAAGTTGCCGCCTCTTCCGGGGTCTGTATACCAAGAAGCCATCAAGGCGGCTTCCGCGGCACAAGTACGACCCGATCTTCCGGCGAAGGAAAAGAAGTTAAAACTTCTGATCCTAGCCGGCTTCGGTATCGTGCAAGCGCTCGCGGTTGTCGTAAATTCGGTCTTCGACTTTGTCGGAGTCCTGAATTTTTAACCTTGATGACGGTTGTGGTGCTGTTTGCCATAATCCCCTCATGGTTCCTACCTTTTGCATCCAGAACCCTACGTTGGATTCTGATTATGGTCTTATAAGACCATAATTGGTAGGAGAGATTCATAAGGCTAAGGATAGATTACCTCACGTAGAGGAGGGTCTATGAAAAGCCTGATGTCACTCTGGTCGGCGGTAGCTGATGATTTAGCTGCCGCCTGCTGCACTAGCGCCACTCTTGACAAGAAAACGGTCAAGAGGAGAATCGATGCGAGGGGTTATCGTTTCTAACGATAACCCTGCCGGACCTGGGTAAGGCCAACCGAAATTGGCTGGACCAGGGCCGCGCGGACATCCATCCCTCCTTCTACTATGAAAGAGGGAGAAGTCTCCCTGTATTTCTACAGGGTTTCTTCTGCCGCGTATTCGATCCTGTATCTGGTGTGTTGCTTGATGAACCCGACATCGATGCAATCTTTGCGATTAATCAGTTAACTCTGATGTTCGCAAAGATTCTTCATCCCTGCAGTAATGCAAGAGTGAAGAAAGCGATGTCGGACTTCATCAGGTGTGAGAAGGAGGTTAGGGAGTTTGACAAGAACATCATCGAAAGTGACCTTGATGAGTTCGAAAGAATGTCAAACTTGCTTTTCGGAAGAATGTTTTCCAGGATGGACAGAGATGTCCAGTATGGAACACTTCTTCCAAAGCATGGCCCAGGTGCTACCGCAGATCGTCTTACCAGTAATGGTAAGTACAATCTACGGACCTGGACTACCCGTCTTGAGCAGTGCTTTCCTGCTCTGGACTATCTCGTGCCTAACATCCAGTCCATGGATGCGCGGCGTGAGATAACCCTCCTCGAACCTGATGCCGAGACGCCCGTGAGGGTGGTCCCGGTTCCTAAAACGTTGAAGACACC